CCTTTCTCGTCTTTCATAGGACCCGGCATCCCTGACATACGCGCACAAAACGATTTACGACGCTTAGCATCTTTCTCTGACTTTGGGTGGGGTGCAGGGGCTTTTAGGTTTGATCCTGTCGCACGATTGTACTTAGCGCGACCCTTTGCAGTTAATCCTGCACCTTTAGACACAGGTAACTTTTCACCACGTCCTACAGCCAATGAAGTAGTCTTAGCCATAATCAATCTCCTCAGTTAAAAGATGGGGAGCCGAAACTCCCCAGATCAATTACGCTTGTTGTGCTGTTGGGTTAGCAGAACCGTCAGAATTACGTACCATGTACTTAATCACGATTACACCTGCACCTGTTGTCAATGCTGTACCCGCAACAGTAAAAGTAACAATAGCATCTGTACTACCCACGTTAGTAATCAAAGCTGTAGCAGCTGTAGTTGCTGCAACAGTCAAAGCTGTTGAACCTAAGTTAGTTACAGTAGTTGCTGTAGTGATGTCGGTAGCACCGATGGTCAATTTGAGTGTAGCCGCTGATGAGAATGCTGCAGTGGTGATAAAGTCAATCTCTGTGATGACTGAACCGGCAGGAAGAACGAAAGCTCTTGTACCTGCTGCATCAGCATAGGTGATAGCGTCTGTTTGACCTACAACAGTAGCGCCCATGTTACGGATTGTGCCGGCAGTTGTGCCGGTGGTATTTTTAACGGTACCTAATAACCAAGGACCTAAATGGCTAGCAAAGGACATTTCTAATTCTCCAAGTGCACTAATCTACCCCGTCTTGTGCGAGCCCGCTAGGTCGGTCGGCGTAGAACTTAATCCTAGACTCGACTCGCATATTACCTGAATGGTTGGGAAGTGCAAGAGGTTTATTCTAAAAGCTTATTAGACTTTTTAAGGTTCTCCTCTTGTGTCATAACTCTTAAGTTTTTAATAGTATGTAGACCGCATACTGTTTCACCATGAAGCGGAATGATATGGTCAACTACGTACTGTTCTCCTGTTAATTTTGTTAACCTCATTGCCTCAGAATATAACGCTCTGATGGCTAATTTTTCTTTCGCACCAACCCAAAGTGGCGTCGCTTGACGATGTCGACGTTTACGCAAGCTACATAGCTCTTTGTATAGATCCGGGTTGTTTTTCTTATGCTCGCTTCTATGGCGACGTTTTTCTTCTATAGGTCTCGCATATGCCCGAGCTATAACCTGCTCTTTATTTTTTTCATAGTACCTTTTACCAGCGGCTTTAGCAGCTTCTGACTTTGGTTTACCTTTTCGTTTTTCGTTATCTATTTGCCAATCCTCTTTAACACATTCTACGCAGCAACCTTTTGTTTTACGTAAAGCAATGTGACCTCGTTTACACGGTTGACCTGTAAAGTAAAACTTTACACCTTGAGACTTAGCGTCTGCACGATTGTTTGGGTATTCCATAGTCTTGTCCTATGTGGGTTACGATACTGGTAATCATAACCTAAAAAATAGCCCTCGTAAAGAGGGCTATTCTAATCAACTTAAGTTGTTGATTTTATTGGTTAACTTCCGGACGACCCGTAAATCGAAAGCGGATCAGAATAACCAAACGAGTAACGTTCTCTCGCTTTATATCTCACATTCCCTGTATCGAAGTCACCATCCATTGAGTTAGCTAATGGACTACGAACGAAATGTTTCAACCCATTTGGCACGTCCGTGGTTAAGAACCAAGCGTTGGTGTCGGTCAAGAAGTGGTTGATAGCGTAACCTTCAGGAACAGCACCGTTGTTTTTCAACGCGTTGATGTCGTTGTCGGTTGTACCAACACGAAGTTCAGTTTCCAACAAACGAGTTGCAACGAATTGCAATGCTGGTGGAACAATCAACTTCTTAGGTTTAGCAGCAATCAATAAACCACGTTCGTCAGTCCATGCAGCGATTTGGATCACAGCATTTTCCAATGAAGTTTCGTTTAAGTCAGCGGCGGTAGATGGGATGTTGCTATTTGTGCCACCATTCACCAATGGGTGAGCAGCACTGAACAAAGATACACCGTCACCACCAGTAACAGCTGCGCTGAAACCGTTGTTTAAAACGTTAGCTGCTTTAACCTGTTTGGTGTAAGCCATAGCACGAGCCAATGCTTTTGTATAACGAGCAGACAAAGAGTCGTACAAGTTATCTTCAATAGCTTCTTCAGTTAAGCTGAAGCCCAAAGCAATTGTTTCGTGGTTGTATCGCGCAGTCCAAGCTTCTTGAGCATTGTCGTATTGAAGAGCGGAGCCTTCATTTTTGACAGGAGCTGCTGAGAAACCAGACAGTTTTGTTTCTTCTTCAAAAGAACGTTCAGAAGTCTCTGTTTCGTAGATTTCTTTATGTTCTTCACCGTAACGAGCGTATTCCAAACCGAACAAAGCGTTCAGACCCGGTAACAACTCTTTTAATAGCTGGGCGCGTGAAATTGCCATTAATCAACTCCTAATTAAACTGCTGTAGCAGAATAGTAACCGTGATAACCGAAGTTAAACTTCACGAGCACTTCTGGGTACTGTGTGAACACCAATGTTGAACCAGCTGCGAAAGCTGTAGTTGGTGCTGCATTAAGCACAACTGTAGTAGCACCAGCAGCTGCTGCTGTAGCCACAAATGAGCCACTTTGGATTACTTGACCTGCAGAATCTAAACTACCTACATCAGTACCAACAACTAACGCTTGAGTCAACGCAGTGCTTGTAGTAACAGTCGCTGTAGAGATAGACGAATAAGTTGCAGTACCCAAAGACACAGCAGTATCACGAACGATGTCAACAACACGGAATGGTAAGGTCGCAGTGCTTAATGCAGTTGGAACCAAAATCGCGTTAGCTGAGTCACCGGTATTAGCGCTACCTGCGTTAGTGGTAATACCACCTACGTTAGAGCCCACCATTACTTGTGCAACAGAACCAATAGTAGTACCAGAAGTACACATAACCGCTCTGATAACGATGTCTGGATCATCAGAGATAATCGCAGTGATGTCACCGGCAGCAATGTTGCCCGGATAATACTGGCTCCACAACCGTTGTTTGGTTGATGGGCTAGTGTAGTAACAACCTAAGAAAATACCGGTTGTTTGATTAGCGGTAGTAGCAGATGCGATAGACGCACGAGTTACGAAGCCGTTAACTTCTTTAATTGCATCGCCAAAGTAAATTGGTGTAGCGTAGTTGTACTGGATTTGCACATTACGTGTAGAACCCGAGAATACTTGACCGCCTAACAAATTTACCGGCTTGTACCCATATGGGGCTGAAACGACAGGATAAGCCATTATAAACTCCTAAAAATTAAGAACCTTTACCGAAAGAAGTTGTTGATTTGCGTTCTCTAAATAGAGGCATACGCGCATCATTTTCTCTCATAAAACTATTGTCTACTGCACTCGCTTGAGATTCTGTGGCGTTAGCATAATGTGCTCTACGTTGGTCCATAAATTCTTTAGGGATCTTGCATAACAATAGGCCGCCAATTTCGATGTTGTCTTTATATCGACCCTCGCCAGAGGCTAACAGTGTGTATTTTGGTTGCTCTTCAATTCTTACTGGTTCCCAACCCTCACGAAACGATTTTGAAATGTTGCTAGGGTCATCTTTGTTCAGCATTGAAACGCGAATCCATCTATAGGCGAAACCATCCTCTTTGTCAGGTTCAGGGAGCGCTTCAGGTGGCATCCACTGCTTAGGACGCTCTGTTAGTGCTCTGGTTTCTAGCTCGCGAGTTATTCTGTTTTGTGTAGTAGCCATTATTTATTCTCCAATTTTAAAACTTCTCTAGCGTAAACTTCAGGGGTTAGACCAAACTTTTTGGCAATTTGGACCTGACTTTGAGTAAGTCTTATCTTATTCGAGGATGTGCTACGGGTTGCCGGCGCTACGACTGTGCGTGGTTTTGCCTTGGGTTCCCCAAAATGCTCGCTAAACCTTGTGCGCATCGTCTTGTCCAATGTGCTGTAATATTCGTCTGAACCAACCTCAACACCATTATTGACTAACTTCTGATGTAAGCCTAATGCTGCTGCTGTCATCTCCTCATCCTGACCAAACCATCTGTTGCGTTCTTGCCACGCTTGAGCTTTTCGATCGGGTTGTATAGGTCGATGTTGTACAGGTTGTTCTTCACGGCGCTGTTGTACAATATCTTCAGGCTCTTGTAAAGGGGTCTCTTTGAGGTTATTAGCCCTTAACAGTTTTAAATTGGCAAATTGTAGCTTTTCTTGTGCTGCAATTACGCCATCAGTATCGCCTGATTCATATGCGTCTCTATATTCTCTTTTTGCATATTCAACTTCCATTGCCGCAGCTGCTTTTGATGTGTTGATGTATTCACGTTCACCAACAGCCATTGCCGCTTTAATGCGTTTATTTTCTTCAAACAGTTTTTTCGCAGCTTCTAAAGCTTCTTCTTGCTCTCTAGCTAACTGTTCTTTAGCTCTACGTTCATCATGCCAAACCTTTTTAAGCTGTTTCAGCTTCTGTTTAACACCTTCGTCATACTCTTCAAGCTCATCACGATCTAAATCGTCAACGATCTCTTTAGGCATGGGTTGACGGCCTCGGTCTTCCTCCGGGGTATCGTCTTCAATCTCGATTTCAATATCAAGCTCATTGTTCTGATCTTGTTCGTCTGGGAATTTATATTCTTCGTATTCAGCCATGTTCTACTCCTTATGCTCTCTTTATGCCGCGAGGGTCGTCAACTACTGCCTCAACCGAATCATCATTGATGAGTCGGAACTCACGACCGTGAATCTTTAAGCGTGAGCCGGCGTTTGGTCTAACCAAAATAAAATCACCTACCTTACACCAAGGACCACTAGGGAACTTCTCTTCTGGGTAGCAATCTGGACCTAAAGCAACTACGAATAAAACAGTGGTTAATACTTCTTCGTGCTTCATAGTGACATCAGCTTTAATGATGCCGCTTTCGTATTCCTTCTCTACTTCAGGAATAGCACATAAGATGCGGTAACCAGATGGTTTAGGTAGCTGGCTTGCTTTCTCTTCAGGGGTGGCTTCCAAGTTAACAGCACCAACTACTTGCGGTTTACTGGGGTTTGTAGCCAGTAATATCTCAGTCATCTGAGTTCTCCAATTTGTTTCTAAGGGTTTCAGTTAATTCCCTAGCGATGAGTAACCCTCGTACCTCACCACAGAGTCTTTTGTATTCGTCAAAACTATCCGCCTTCCCGTGGCAGATAGCGTTTTGGATTAGTTCGACTTCCTCATTGATCTGTTGAATCAATAATTCAAATGCATTCATTATTCACCTTTTGTCGGTTTGTTTTTTGCTTGAGCTTCCAGCGTTGCCGCTGTTTTCAACGCATCAATAGCCATTTTTGTATCAGAACTACGTTTTTGTTCTTTTAATTGAGCCGCGCCTCTCATACCTTCAAGTTTTAATCTTGCCGCGTCAGTTTCACGTTTAGTTTTGTTATCACTAGCTGCTTTTAACGCTGTTATTTGGTTCTGTTGAGCTGCTATTTTTGCTTGTGTTTGGATACGCTCACGCTCAACCTGAAGCTGTTGTGCTTTAAGCTGAATATCTGCTTGATCTTTCTGGGCTTTGCGTTGTTGCTCTTGTTGCTTAATCTGTAACTCTTGCATCTGCATCTGAACCAATGGGTCTTGCGCCTGTTGTTGCGCCTGTTTTTGAGCCATTTCAGCTTGGTTTTGTTGCAACAACTGTTGTGCTGCTTGAGCCAATAACGGTGCTAATCTCGCTTCTACTTCAGGATCCATAGGTGCATCTTCACCTGACTCGTCTTTCTGTGGCGGTAATGCAAACCCTAACTGTTGTTCAATCTGCTTGCGGTACTCAAACCCTAAATGCTCGGCGATATGCGCTTGCATAGCCGCACCAATCTGCTGAGCAGCGGGGTTACCTTGCAACAGCTGTTGGATTTTTGGGTCTTGCATCGCAGACATATGCACTTGGATATGCGCTTGATGATCTTGCGTTAAGAACGCTTTAACCGGCTTCATAGCCAGTATGTTTTGGTTCTCTGTGACAGGATCAATCGGTTTCATATCCTCAGTCATCGGTACCAACTTCTGAGCGTCTTTAATACCTAACACATCTAACATCTGACGATGTAACAACGGCATGTTGTAGATTTGAGGTGACTGCTGAGCCAGCTGTAATACCGCTTGATACTGGACAATCTTCTGCGCCATTGTAGAGGCGTTTGGATCAGACACCGGAATAACGTCAACCATCGAGTAGTCAGAGCGTTTAGCCTTTCTACTGCCCGTATCTGGCTCATAGTTGTAGTCTTCGGGTGCGTAGGCAGCGATGATACCTTTTAACAACACCAACTCTTGCTTAAAGCTATAGTGAACACGTGCTTGAATCGCACTCATTGACTTCAGAGTACGTTCTAAAATAGCCAGCGTGGTGCCTACAGGTGCTTGACCTGACATATCAGAAATCTGTAAGTCAGCTGCGTTAGCAAATCGTCTACCTTCGTCAACAATCTGGTTAAGCAACGTCATTAATGTCTGGCTAGGCTCTTTATACGGTAGTGGGATGATGTTATCGCGCATTGCGCCACTTGGTACGTCTACATCACGCCATTCGCCCGGTGCTATCGGTGTGTCATCACCTTTAATCCGCATTCCTCTAGCTTTGAAGCCACCCGGGAGGTTAGACAATGTACCTGCGTCCACAAGCTGTCTAATAAGAGAAGTTCCAGATTTAGCAAAAGCGCCAACAAGATGAATAAGCCCGAAACAATAAAAACCAAAACCCGGCACATAGCCGTAATGCACGAAATGCTGACGCTTTTGGTACGATTCATCGCCTTCCTCCCAGTTTCTACGGATAGATAAAATTGTATTGCTGCCTTTCTCAACGGTAACCACGTATGGCAACGCAATACCAGTCGTTTCTCCATCTTCTTCATGCTCAAAACCCGGCAAATCGAGGTCAACGTGCATCTCCAACACCTTATATCGGTCGTCAGATGTCGCTCTAAAACCCATCTTTTCAGCGATTTTTTTCTCAACTTCGTCCAAAACGTTGTCTGGTTCACCCAAATCAACATCTCTATAGAAGCCAGCCACCTGCAAACGACGCAAATCGTTCTCTGTCTTACGCATTACGTGAGTTACACGCTCTGCTTGC